CAAGATTAGACCAGAAATAATGGTGAGATTTTTGTTTTCTTATTCTGGCTGGAAAATAATCAACGCTCATAAACATGTTCGTAGTAAAGAACCCAACGAGCTCGAGAAAAAGTACGGGCCTTCTGCTGGATGGAACTTCGTATCTTCTTGGAAAAAGATTGATCCATGATAACTAAAAAGGGGACCATAGGTCCCCTTTGTTTATTCTTCTACTGCTTTAGCAATTTTCTTAGTTTTTGGTTTCTTTTCGTATTTCAGTTCTAAGTATTTCATTCTATCATTCAGCCGTTTGTTTAATTGCTTAGAATCAAACCAAAATTCTAATCCTTTGTGTAAATCAGAGATTTCGTCTGGTGTCATAAACCCGGAGTATGTATCTTCAATGATACCTTTGATATGCTTAGTAGAAAAATCCACATGTGCTCGTACATTACCTGTTTGTCCTTCAGTTCCGTATTGAGCTGTATGAACAAGGCTGTGCGCTGAATCTGTTATGACAATGTCATGACAATTCAATGCAATTATAGAAGCAGCTGAATGACATTCTCCCATTATGACTGCTCGTACCGATGCTTCTGAAGCTTTAACTGCTTCAATAATAGCTAAGGCTGTAGTCAAATATCCACCAGGAGAATTCATCAGAAAGATAAATTGATCGTGTTGGTCTGCTTGAAACAGTTGATGAATTAGATCTCTATATTTTTTAGGAGCTCCGATAGGTTCATCAAAAAACACAGTGTGTAATTTTACTTCTTGTTTTTGAGTGCGAAGCATTCCTTGTGATTGATCAGCATCACCAGTGATTAATTCGATAATTGATTCTTCCATGTATGTTCCTTAATTTATAGACCGAGCTTTTCGCAGGCCATGATGAATGATTTGACAAAGTCTGATCTCACAATGTCGTCGGTAGTAAATTTAAATGATCTGAAATCTTGCATTAATCTAGTAACAGATACGAAGTCTCTGAATCCAGATACATCGTTTTTATTCTGTACTAGATCGTCTTGTCTAAAATCACCAAGCACAATCAATTTAGTATTCTGACCAATTCTAGAAACTGCGGTTGAAATTTCTTGAAAAGTAAAGTTCTGAGCTTCGTCAATAATAACAATAGAGTCTCTAAACGTAGTACCACGTAGGAAACTAGATGACATAAATTCTAGTTTCCCGACTTCTTTCATTTTTTCATATGCCGTTTTATTGTTAGTCAAATCAGTGCAGATATCGATATATGGAGATTCGAATGGCGCGAATTTTTCTTCTATCGATCCTGGGAGAAATCCCATCTGTCTACCTTGTACAGTAGAACGAATAATGATAATTTTTTTGTAAAGAGATTCTGGTTCTAGAACTGCCTTTAGAGCAAAATACAAAGACATGAAACTTTTTCCAGTTCCAGCACTTCCATAAAGTAGATAAGCAATTGCGTCATCGTTATCCCATGCTTCAAAGAAATTTTTCTGATTATCTGTAAGAGGGTTTAATTTCTTGATGTCAGAATATTTGACCATTTTGCCGGCATTGGGCAAAACTTTTGTGGTCATTTCATTTACTAATGTTTTTTCTAATGCTTTTTGTTGTCTAGCTATGCGCTTTGCTGTGCGTTCCGTTTGTGTTGTAGTTGCTTTTCTCGGTACAGTAGGTGCTCTTGCCATTTATTATTGCCCTTATAAAGTAAAATGAATGCTAACGTTTTCACATCAGCATTCATATTTATAAAGAACAAAATAAAATAGTTACAAATACGATGAAGTTTGTCGTGCTCCAGGAACTGAATGAGCTTTCTTTAAGACTTCTTTAAACCCATCTGGAACTCTTCCATAACTTCCAGTAGTAACTGAATAACCAATAATAGGAGCAGAGACTGATCTAACTAATGTACCAACTTTAAGACATTCAGTACATACATCTTCTGATACATTATCGCGATTATCAATTTTTTTATTCATAGTCTGAACAGTTCCGCATTCAGAACATTTATAGTCATACGTCGCCATTACATATCCAATTTAAAAATTAGATTATTCTGTAGTGTGCGAATACTCATATTATCATCCCAACGACTTTTTGCTTCTACTTGGGCAAATTGTTTAAGTTTTCTCCACTGTTCGCGCTCTACGAACCCTACATAGATACCTGTGTATGAATGAACTGAGTGAGAATAACCTTGTGTAACGCAGGCAACAGTATCACCAGGTTCAATCACTTGACCAAATTTGTTGGTGAATGGTTCTACTTTACGTTTTGATTTGCTCATTACTTTTTCTCCTAGCTAATTTCTTTGTTTTCTCTGCCAGCGTAATGATATCTATAACTGTGTTAGGAATAGAAAATATACTAACAATACTTGTTATGATGTGGGTGAACAATGCTATTGGAATTAAGATCAACGAATAAGAAAATATCTTAACGAGTTGATACGTTTCTAATGTCTCTTCATTGATCTCATCTACAGAAAGTTTAATCATGCTAACTGAATTTTAGATTCAGGTACAATGATTTTAGAGAAGCGCCTGTTGTAGTGTTCCAACAGTTCTTGACTTGGCATTGCTAATGCTGCCATATTAGAAGGCACTACAAATCCACCTACTGGATCAGCATAGGGCATAAAATCTGCTAGACCTAATTGAGCATGTCCATTAGGAGATACGTCAGAAAGAATTTGTAGAATATCTGAACAAAAATATGCTCCAGGTTTATCTGGAGATTCGCCGACGTCGGCGATAAGTTCAGTCCCACATGTAAGTTTAACGATCAAAATTGTCATAATTATTTCCTTTAATAGTGCGTATGTCAAAAATTTTCTCACACTCTCTGCACTTGAATGCTATATAAATGGTGTCATTTTCTCTCCAAGAGATTACATCACCAGTGTTCATTTTAAATAGATGTGAAAAGAAGTGCAATAATTTTTTCATAATAAAAAGGAATGAACCTCGTTAAAAGTTCATTCCCAACGAGCTAAATTATTTATTAGTCAGTTAGCAAACTTGAAAAGAATGCTGCATCATCATCTTCGCTATCTTCTGCTTTTGGCATTGGTGGCGATTTCTTTGGTTTTTCTGGTGTAGGATCAGCTGCAATCTTAGTCAATTCATCAAGTTCTTTATCGTAATTTGATTGAGCTTTCTGAGTATCTTCAGCACCAGTTACCCAGAGAAATTTCTTCTTAAGCTCTTCAGCTGATTTGAACTTATCTGGTGCAACTTCTAGATTCAGATCGAAACATTGTTCTAGAACTTCATCAATGCGCTTTTGACCACCTGCGATTGATTTCTTAGATCCAAATTTAGACTGATCATAATTTGGAAACCCTGAAACTACAATCTGTTTAAGTGCAAAATCTGCACCTTCAACTGGGTCAAAAATGTTGATAGGTTCTTCGCCTAAAGCTTCATCTGGCTTAGCAGCTTGAATGATCTTATCGAAAATTTTCTTTCCGAATTTGAACATAAACACTTTACCATCGTTCTCTGGATTGCCTACATCTTTAACAACCAAAATGTTGCAAATATAGTTAAGCTTACGCTTACGAGTTCTAGCTAGATCTTTAGATTCTTCAAGACCAGTGTTCCACAATTCTGAATTAGTTTCACCGATGTAATCTTGTTTGCCAATTGTAGACAGAGAATTCTCGATATACCAACGATTAGTATGAGGATCTTTGAATGAGTGAGTGTAAAGACGCACAAATGGGATATCAGTAATATCCTTATTCGGTAAGAACCGAATCACAGCAGATGCATTGCCTGCTTTATCTTTAGTTGGCCGCCAATAGTTAGCTGAATCATCGTCATAAGATTTTTTCTTAGCGGTGACAGTATCAATTTGAGCTAAAAGTTTTGAGAAATCCATTGTAGACATATTTTATTGCTTTCTTTAAGTTAGTTAATTTCCGATTAAGTATAGTCCGAATCGGTACAGACCTTATATTTATTATACTACTTTTTCAGCCAAAGTAAAATTTTTAATTGTACTCGTCTGAATTATATACATCAGCGAACTTTCTTTTTAAGACCCATTCTATAATCTTATCTACGGAAGTCTTAAGATAAGCTAGTCTTTCTGAATCATAAAAAATTCCATCGCCTTTAGGATAATCAATATAGACTACGTCTCCGCCACAATCTGGGCATGACACTTTAAAAGTCCCATGACGCAGTCTCAAATATGCTACTTGAACACCCTCTGGATCGTACACGTCATACTGCTCTGGGCATGCAAAACATGTCAGAACAAATTTATATCCACTAATGTAGATATTATTGTGGTATAGACTATCGACCATAATGACGATTCCTTTCGATGCATGCATCTGCATCTTGTCGATTATAAAAATTACATCCGTAATAATGCTGGTCTTGTGGGATATAGATATCAGATTGTTGATACCATTGTCCTGTTCTAGGATTATAAGCTAGCGGTGGGCGGTAGATATAGACACCTACAGATGCATCATAATAAGGTGGCTGTAGTGCTTGATGTGGAACTTGATACTGAATCACTGGTGGTTGCTGAATAACTACAGGAGGTCGAGAATTGATGACTGCGCCAGCAACACCAAGAACTAGAGCTGTTCCAAGAATAATTTCTGCAGTGTTATTACCTCCGCGAGGATAGTGACCACCGTGTCGTTGAGCCAAAACAGATCCAGACATACCAATGGTAAGAGCCAAGCAGATTAGTTTAGTTTTCATATGTACTTTCAATTTGTCAATGAGTATTGAGCCATCTTTTCAAATTTCTCGCCTGAGAACTTTTGAGCAATTTTGATGGTTTGAATTAGTGTTCGCATAGACACTTCGCGAGCTTGATTCTTAAAACGATCGATGATATCTAAAGCCATCAGTTTAAGAGACATATCAGCTTCTGGCATGAATTCATCTGAAGCCATAATATGCTGCATACGTTCAATCTTCTCTTCAAGCTTCATCGAAACATCAACACAAACAGAACGAGTCCTAAGAGCTTGTGGGATCTTATCTTTATTCATATTAGAAATAAAGATAACGCCACCGGTAAAACGGAAAGAACGTGGCAGATCATCATCAGATCCACGCATTTCAGAATTCCAGGAAATGATCCGTTCGGCTGTAGAATCTAAAGCGCCTTTGAGCAAATTAGCTGAGGTAGGCTCTACCAAAGCAGAATCACAGTCGTCAAACACCAGAATAGAATCTTTGTTTTCGTACAGCAACCGATACAATGCTTTAGGTGTAGAAAAACCTTTCACCACTTTGTAATGCTTTGGAGGCAGACGTTCACCTTCAACGAAGGATTCTGTATTTGAAACATCAATAAACCCTTCTGATTTCAGAGATTTATTGACTGTGTACGTCTTGCCCAGACCACCAGAACCGGTCAGAATAACTGACGGTTGAATCTTGTCGGCAACCATGGTGACATAGTTTTCGATGAATTCAAACCGTTCGTTGATAGTAAAAGCTTGCTTTTCTTCAGCAGTAACTTCAGAAGTTACAACATTACCATATTCACGTTTAAAGTGAAACTGAACGTATGCTTCAGATTTAGATTTGCGAATTTTGCCATTCTTAGCGGTGAATGAATAAAAACCGTTTTCAAATTTGATGTTCATGATGTATTATAAGCTAGTTCGTAATATGTGCAAATTAAAAATTTTGCAGCATATCGAGAACGTCAGACGAATCTTTGACCAATTGATTGTAATGTTTATTCGATGACATGATTAATTATACCATAGTGAAACATATGTGCAAATTGTCTGTAGAATCACTTATAACACATGAATGTAGTAACCTGCAAATATTAAGTCTGAAGTGATTCTACACGCTTCTGAGGGCTTCTGGTACCGATTAGTGCACGGTTACCCATAGAGTCTGTATGAACTGGTGGGCAGAACAGTTCTACATCATACTTCCATGATTCATTCTCCAGAGCGTGCATATATGCACCAAATTTTGCATGCATTTTAACCCATTTTTGCAACTTCTTCAGTCTTGGGAGAGTACAATCAAATTGATAGTAGAATCTTTTCATTTTATTCACTTACAGATGTTTTTGTCGATGATGCACATTTTTACTTCATTTAGACGTGAGAGAGGAACTGGGTACTGAATGTTTACAGATGCCTCAGAATCAGTTCCGTACGTCATAACAGAGAGACCAAACTTTTTGGCGATGTGCCGCATTGCGATATTTTGACTCAAACATGCTAGATAGATCCGAGTAATCTTGTATTCAGTCACCAGTTGATATCCACGAGCAAAAAGAAGTTGTCCCAATTTTTGACCACGATAATCTTCTGCCGTGGTGAATGCAAATTCCGCAACATCTCCCATAGTAGCAA